CGATTGATGAAGCTGTTCTCTTTAAGTTAAGGGGAGAGACGGAAGGGAAGATCAAGGAGATCACTACGGAACTCAGGAAGACGGAGGGTGCGGAGAAACTCAATCCGAAATCGAACCTTCAGGTCAAGGAGTTCTTCAAGGGGAAGGGTTACTTAATTCCAAAGATATATGATGGAGTTACAAAAAAATACAAAGAGAGTACGAACGAGCGGAGCCTTAAGAAGCTTCGCCTCAAGTACCCTAAGGATGAGGACATTACGAAACTCATTCATCTCTCTCATTTGAATAAGGCCGCCTCCTCCTATCTTAACTTTGGTTACGCTCCGGATAAGAGGATGCGCTTCTCAATCAAGGGGATCGGAACGGAGACGGGAAGATTCTCCTCAGGGACCGACGTCCTCGGAAATGGAATGAACGCTCAGACAGTTCCCGGAGGGAATAAGGGAATTAATATTAAGATGTGCTTCCGGGCGAGGGAGGGGAAGACTCTTCTTCAATGCGATCTCCGTCAGGCGGAGTCCCGCTTCGTAGCCTACGACTGTGCCGACTCGAACCTCATTAATATGCTTGAAGATCCGGCGAAAGATATTCATAAGTATGTCGCAGCGGAAATCTATCAGAAGCCTGAGGCGGAAATCACAAAGGCGGAGAGGCAGCTCGGAAAGAAGTCAGGACATGGAGCGAACTATGGAATGAAAGAGGCGACCTTTGTTGATTCCGCCCTTCAGGAAATGGACGTCGTCCTTACGAAGAGGGAGGCGAATAACATCCTCGAATCCTATCATAGACTCTTCCCCGGAATCCGGAGAGGGCATCGGGCAATCGAGCAGGAAGTCCGGCGGACAAGGCTCCTTAAGAATCCGTTCGGAAGGCAGCGGCAATTCTTCGGAAGGATGGATGACAATCTCTTTCGGGAGGCCTATCCTTACCGTCCGCAGAGTACGATCCCTGATATCACCAACTCACTAATGCTCTATCTATGCGGAGAGCGAGCGAAGGGGAAAGTTAAGTTCGACCTCCTCCTCCAGGTGCATGATTCAATCCTCCTGGAAATTCCGGAAGAGGAGTTTGAGAAGGCCGCACGAATCTGCCTAGATACGAGCCTCTGGCATCCGGAGATTGAACTGCAGGCAGGCCGCCTCGTAATTCCAACAGAAGTGGAAGAGGGGAAAACATGGGGGAATATGAAAGTATGGGAACCCGAAGATTAAGCAACTAAAGAATAAGCATAAAGAGGGGAAATAATGGCAAGACATTTTGATAATTGGTTAGCTGGATATATGGACTACGCGGTAGATGGCTTCTGCCCAGACTCATTCCACTATTGGACTGGCGTCTCAACACTAGCCGGGGCACTCGAACGGAAGGTCTGGATCCCTTGGTCCGATGAATGGCACATCTATCCGAACATGTATATCTTCCTCGTAAGCACTCCGGGAGTCGGCAAGTCCTCCGCGATGAGGAAGGGAACGGATGAACTCCTCCGGACTTTCGAAGATGTTCGCATCCTCCCCTCGCAGATCACAGAGGCCCGCCTCATAGAGTTGATGGCCGGAGCGCGGAAGACCTTCTCTTATGGAGGGAACGAGAGAGTTCATTCCTCTGCATTCTTCTTCGCCTCGGAAGCTTCGAACTCCCTTAAGGCAATTTACGGAGACCTCAAGGCATGCTTCACAGACTGGTACGATTGCGGAAGGATCTGGGATAAGGGGACGCAGAAAGACGGGGAGACCAAAATCTATAACGTATGCTTCAATATGCTAGCCGGATGCACCTTCGACTACCTAGGAAAGCTTATCCCGGAAGAGGAGATCATGGGCGGTTTCGCATCCCGTCTCCTTTATGTCGTCCAGGAGGGAAGAGTCGAAAGGACTCCTATGTGGGGAGCCTCGGCAAAGGTTAATCAGGAACTTAAAGGGAAGCTCCTTGAAGACCTAACTCATATCCATAACCTCACCGGGAAGTTTAAGGCGAGCCAGGAAGTTCAAGAGAGATACGTAGTATGGGCGAAGGAGAACGAAGCCCGTCTCTCTAATATGATCTCGGAGAAATTCCAAGCCTTCTTAGCACGGAAGCATGTTAATATTATGAAACTTGCAATGATCCAATCAGTTGCCGAAGGGAATTCCCTTGTCCTCGAACTGAAGCATTGGGAAGCAGCGGAGACTCTAGTGAATGATTTAGAGAAACACTTACCACGTCTTATTAGTATTTCCTCGGCTGGAGGGAAGGACAACCATTCTGCTATCATTGCCATCATGGCCGAGTATGCAAAGAAGAGAGGAGAGGCTGGAATGGATCCAGGGGAGATCCGGCGGCACTTATTCATGGCCGGAATCGATGGAGATCGGACAGAGAAGACTATCGGACATATGCAGAAGAACGGCCTGATGAAGATCGAACTATACAGAGGGAAGCCTGCTTACTTCTTAACCGACGATGCGCACGTCCATCTGCAGGGGGAGCCCATCCCGCAGGAGAACCTCCAGGATATGTAAGGTCTTCCCCGCCTTATGAATTTGCCCTTCGAGGACAAACCACTTCATCTGCTCTTCCGTAGAAAGGTCATGAAAGATGAAGCGGACTTCCTCAGAGTCGAAGGTCATTGATTCTCCCTACGCCTCTCGATGATTCGCGCCTCTGTCCTTACGGCAGCTTTCGCACCGGATGCAATGGCATCAATCATAGGCTGAAGTTTATTCCTAAGGCCGATCCGCTTCTTCGCAGGAACTCCTTTGAGAATCTCATCGAGACCTCCGGCAGAGAGGAATTTAGCAAGAGCCTTATCCTTACCGAAGCTTCCAATAAGCTCCGAGGCATTAGCAACTCGCGTTCCAATAAAAGTCGGAGCCAATGTAATAATCGCATTCTTAACCCGCTTAAAGAAAGAGGCATTACTCATACTCTCCTTAAGTTCAACCTCTCCGAGATTAGTCAGTCGGCCCAACTTAATCACAGCGCCGAACTGATCCGAAGAGAATTCCGCTCCATCAAAGAGCTCCTTCTTCCCGGCCTCTCCGAGCTTATCGAAATCCTTCGAGAGCGCCTGCCAATTAACAGAGAGAGTATCCGCGTTCGTATGCTTGTTCTTAAGTCCGGAGACATAATCAAAGACTAAGTCCTTCCAGAGATCGGGATCTCCTTCTTGGATTACAGTCTTCACATTCCTGATATTAGCAAGGGAGGTCTGTCCGGAGAAGAGCTTCTTCGAAAGTGCCTCTTTACTTATATCCTCATTCTTCAGGAGGAGGTTAAGTTTATCGGAAGCTCCGCGAATCTTAGAGAACTTTCCTAGAGCTGACTGGTAGGCTTCTTGCGAGCCCGGTCCGAGCTTCTCTCCGATAGCCTGAGTCCAATCGTCACGAAGTGCGTTCTTCATTTGAATGAGTTTATACCCGAGAGGCTTTCCGGCCTGCCCGCCCATTAATATATTAATCTGTGTTGTAAGTTTCTTATATTCTGAATCTATCACCTTAAGGGGGAGTCCGTCCGGATTCTTCGCCACGAGATCAGTCAGGGAGGAGAACTTCTTCCCGAGGATCTTAGCCTGAGTCTCCGTGAGATCAGGAAAATTATCCAGGACTAAATCAACATTTACTTTCTCTCCCGGAACTATCCCGAGAGCCTGTGAAGTCTCCCCGATGAATTGCCGAAAGTTCTGCACTGGAGCCGGGAGATCACCGGCAACCTTAAGAGCTTCCTTACGGAACTGCCCTATGATCCGGCCTTCCGCTTTATTAATATCAGAGACGGAGCGAACGAACCGCTCACCGAGTCCGGCCTTCGAAGTCCCTGCATTTCCAACGGCAGCGGCGACAGTCTGATAAGCATCGTCGAGGACCTTCCCCTGCTCCGCAAGGAAAGATGCGAACTCCGGCCTATCTGCAATATCCTTAGCCTTAGCGGTGACGTTTGGATTAGAAGGATTAATCTGATTCGGAGTCAGGAGAATATCCCCATTTACAGACTTAGCAAGTCCGGAGTCCTGCACGGTTTTAATAGCTTCTTCTGCAAGGGCGACTTCATTCACAGCTTCATCGCCTGTCGAGGCGGCGAGCTTTTTGAGCTTCGCCTTTCCCGCAAGTTTCGTCGCAGTACGACGGGCAAGAGCAGAGCCGAGCATATTAAAAGCTCCTCCGAATGTGGCAGCTATTGCGGCTTCGGACTTTCTCGAAGTCCTTTCCGGATCTCTCTCTATACCCAGGACGGCCTCCTGAAAGAAATCTCCAATTTGAAGTGCGGCAACAGCTCCGCCAGCTCCCGCCGCGACGGCAGCAGGTAGAGTTCCAGTTCCTCCGGTAGCTACAGCTCCTCCCGCAGTTCCGATAGCGGTCAAGCCGGTCTCCGAAACTCCTTCGAGAATATCACGGGCGAAATCTAAAGTATCATCTATAAGTTCTATTGAGTCAGGATCGAGCGGGACTAAGTTTCCCGTCGACTTACTTCTCCGGAAGATCTCTCCTCCCTGAAGGACGGCAGAAGGGAAGATCGACTGAGCGGCACGAAGCTTTTCATCATCGGTCACTCCGAAGGAGACCTTCGCTCTTGCGAGGGATTCTTGTACTCCGGTTTTTACTCTCTGCAGGAAGGGCTGTGCTTCGAAGGCTGCCTCTTCTGCCTCTTGGTCTAAGGGAACTGCAGCCTCTTCCTGAAAGCCGAATCCGGCCAAGGGATCAGCTTCCTCTTCCGGAGCGAATCCGAACTCGGCAAGAGGATCTATTTCCGCCTGAGGCTCTCCGGTCTGCTGGGCAATCTGTGGAGCCTCCGCTAAAGGCTGCTGTTCGAACTCTTGTATTTCCTGCTCTCCTGGAATTGGCGCATCAAGTTGAGAAGGCTTCGTTCCGAAAGGAGTTTCCCGTTGATCTAAGATTGCCATTACTTAACTCCTATTTTCTTCTTAAGCTCGTCGAGACTCATGTTGATTTTCTTAGCTAAAGCTTCCTGGGATGCTAGGCTTGCAGAGTTAAATTGCTCCGCCGTGGGCAGGTTGAGCTTCGCCTTCTGCTTCCGTGCGGACTTCCCGCGAAGGAATGGATCCTGACTGCTTAGAGTATTTCCAGTACGCTCTTCAAATCTAGTTTGGAATTCTGTATTAACTGATTTATTAAATCCAGCTTCCCTCGTCGCAAGCTTATCACGTACTTTATCACGGACTCGTTTAATACCATTAACGAATTGTTTATCTGATTTAAACTGAGGAAGGATGCCTTGAGACATTCCCAATTCCTCTAGGAGGCGATTAGCCTCTTCAGGAGTTACCGCACCGCCGGAACGCATCTTCAAGATACTATTTCTAAGTTCTCCCGATACAGCACGGAGTTCTTTACCTGCCGGAGAGATTAGGAATTCTGGAAAGTTACCAGTCTCACCGAACCCTGGAAGGTCTTTAAGTTCGGCAACATCAAGGCCGCCGACTAATTCATCTATTTTCTTAAGTGTATTTATAGTCTCCGGGAATCCTGACTTATCAATAAAAGTAGCAAGCTTCTGTATATCCCCTTCATCTTCGCGAGTAAGCATCCGCTCTTCTCGGCGGACGGAACGTGCCTCTCTAATGGCAGATTCTCTTTCCTGGCGGGCTTCAGTCCGTGCGAACTTCTCCTGCGCGAACTCCCTTCCGAGAGCTCCCTTCTCCGCTTCAAGAATTTCCTGAGTCTCTCCAGGTCCTATTTCAAACTCAGCGAACTGCGCCGGATCATTTACAAGGCCGACTGCCTGCCGGAAATCCAACTCACCTCTCTGCACTCTGGAGATCAGTCCCTTAAACTTCACGAGATTCTCATCTGAGGAGGTAATGAAGTTAATAGAGTCTTGGTCGAAAACTTCATCAAGTCCGAGCGCCGTCTTCTGCTTAGGCAGGAATTTCGAGAAGAACTGATTCCGACTCTTAACGTCTTTGATCTTAGTTCCGGAAAGGATAGTATTTGAGAACTTCTCAATCTTAGCCTGCTGAAGTTGCTCCTGTCTCTGCGCGAACTGCTGCTTTTGAATTTCATGCTGCTCAGCTCTCTGTGCAACTCCTGCGATAGACTCGCCGAGTCCCTCAACTGAAGCCTTAGTAGCTTCTTGCTGCCCTCTAATTAATTGTTCTGCGACACTAGCCATAACCTTACCCTTCTTCCTTCTTCTCTGCTTTTATATTCTTCATCTCGGCAATCTTGAGATCGAAGGCTGATTCCTTATCGAATTCCTTGAGGACTCCGGAGACTCCTGGAACGGAACGGAAGCCAGCGCCGAACCTCTGCTTTAGTGCGCGGACGAGCCTGACTCTTCCCAAAGGATTGAACTTAAGTTCTGGCATCCCGTCGCCGAGAAACTGCTCAAGATTCGAAAGGGAGATCTCAGTCCGCTTCTTCCCGGAATTCCCTTTACCCATCAATTCACCTAATGTCTGCGCTCCGCTCATTTCCTTCTCCTTAAACCTTAGGTGCCGTCGTCTTAGGGGACGGGAAGATTGATCCTAAAGCTCCCTGAAGAACCTGCCCGGAAAGCTGCTGAATTCCCTGCGCCTGTAATTGCTGCCCGACGAAAGCTCCTCCGGCTGCCCGTGCAGCTCCAGCTCCAGCCTGACCGATCTGCGCTCCGGCTCCTGTTATTGCGCCAACTCGGCGGCTTGCAATATTACCGAAAGCAGATCCTACTCCGCCGATTCCCGCTGCCGCTCCTGCCGCACCTTGCTGACCGAGGCCTGCAGAGAATTGAGTCGTACCTAGGAGTTGCCCTAAAGAAGCCTGCTGAGTCTGTGCGAAGACGCTAGAAGATTCTTGATCAAATCTCGTAAGAGCTTGAATCCCCGCAGTCGAAGTTTCCGCTCCAGGACCGAGCTGCTGCCTCAATTGATCAACGAGGGCGGCTCGACTCCGCTTCCTCTGCTCCCTTAAAGCTCCGCCTGCTGCGGCCTCTTCCCCCCGGAGAAGGCGCATGGCTTGCTGTGAGGCTTCCATTAAAGCTGGATTAACTGATGAGAGGAGACGTTCGGAACGCTCAAGTTGGCGGCCCTCCGCTTCCATGGATCTTTCGAGAGCGGCGAGTTCCTGGGGAGAATCGGCAGCGGCTAGAGCGAGATCGCGAGACTCTTTAGCAAAGGCTAAGTTCGCTTGCGACTGTCTCTCCTGAGCTCGTGCTGCAGCACCTGCGGCTCTAGCCCCCTGCGCTCCAGATGCTAGTCCGGCGACAAGACTTCCGCCTACGGCTAATGCTGCTTGTCTTGTTGTTACTGTCCCCATACTAAACTCCCTTATAGATCTTTATATAAAATAATCACATTGTTCTGCGCACTAAGTAATTTCATTCCGTACTGAATAAAAAGCCTTGCACTCATAGTATCCCCGACCGCACCTACTTGTATAGTCCCGGTGATTATACGGCAGCCCTTCGCCTTGGCTATTTCACAGACTTGAGCGGCTAATTCCTGGGCGAGCCCGGAAGAGCGGAACTCCTTCCTTACATAGATGTCCTGAATGTAACATTCATCTCCTGTGATATGATAAGAGATGAATCCATTTTCAACTTCTATGAAGATGCTTTCTTTGCGTTCCCGTCTATATTCTGCCCATAAGCTCATTAGCCTGCCTTTTATAATTCTACTATTATTATTCTGTATTCTTCAAATGTTGTAGCCACAGCTCCGCCTGTATCATTCCTAAAAACTACTTTATATATTATTGCTCCGCCCGCCGGGGTAATCATTTTAGACCAACCGGGTGCATTAGCCCCTGCGGCAGGTCCGGTAGTACTCGAGGTTAACATCACAGCAGCTCCGCCCATTAGTCGAATATATCCGATAGTGCCTGCGGAGGTGGTGAAATCTGCAAGCTCATTTACAGGCTCTATGGTAATTATAATAGGACGTCCACTAGTTGCAGTAAATGTAGTTGTAAGTCCTGTATCTACATAAGATGTAGAATTTGTACCATTAACTCCTGTAATTATCCCACTTGCTATATTAGCCGCCGAGAGTTTACCCGAAGTCACCGCAAGATCATTAATCTTAGCCGTAGTGATTTCGAGATCTGGAATCTTATCCCCAGTAACTGCGTCGTCGGCTATCTTATCAGTAGTAATAGATCCGTCAGGAAGGACTCTATCCGTAATTGAATTATCGGGAAGACTTACATATTTAAGCAGAGTTGCGACAGCGAAATCGGAACCGGAGTTATTAAATATAGCTCCAATTGCTCTCCATGTCTGCCACGGGTGATAGAAGCCGAGCATATCACTAATTCTATTGTAGGGAACTATATCTGAAATTACAGGCTTTCCGGCTTCAGTTAGATAGAAGTAATAAGTAGTACTAGCCGCCTCACTGATACCAGAATCTAAATCAGTATCTATATCCCAGCGACCGAAATCATGCTTGATACTAATAATATTCCCGAATACATCAGCAGTAATACTATCATCGCTAGTACGAATTCTAGAAGCATCTACATATTCTATACTAGGTGTATCTACTCCAGTATAATTCACTAGAATGTTATGAGTCCTCGCTCCAATACATCCGGAGGAGTCTTGCACAGTCTCCCCAATGAGAATGGCATCCGCATCATCGAAGGAAGCTCCATTTCCTAGCTTCCATATATCATTAACAATATCAAACCAGTATTGTCCGGCAGTAGCGGTAGGAGTATCTGCGGCATAGATTGGCTCAAGATAGCTAGCAATTAGACCTTCTGCAGTAGTTGCATAAATCCAAGTAGCTTTCATCAGGGTGATAGTATCACCGTCGGAGATTACAATCCGCTCTATGGGATCATCAATATCATCGAAGAAGTATCCACGGCGGCAAGAACTTAATTCCGTCGTACTCTTCACGAAAGCGGTGAAGTACTCATCAGTCGAGCCATTGTTAATTCGGAAGGTCGCCCGCTTTCCTACGAGTGCTAGAATCTCCGAGCCTACTGTATCTATAGTTAATATAGTTCGGTGTTCCCCGGTCACTTTAGTAAGGAGTCCGTCAGCTAGGGAGATGTCATCAACGAGGGCGACATCTGAAGTCCCATCGCCGCTGGCAACTTGCAAGCTACTTAAAGTTACATCGGAATCTATAGTATATGAAATTGCTTCTATCTTATAAACGAAGGAAGTTCCAGCGCCTCGGAGAACAACTGTCGCCGCAGTACCGTCCGGATCTAGTGCTATGAGCTGACTTGAATCGGCGCGAGATTTCCCGCTAATTATATTATTAGTAGTAGAGGTGATTAGTTTATTAAGTTCCTCAATACTAGCAGAAGGACTCTCATACCACTCATCCTTGCCTACGATTTCATCGAGACTGAAGCGAACTCGTTCGAGCTCTCCGGCTAAAGTAGTCGCAAGACTCTCCGTGCCGACCTCGCCTGGATTCGTAGTAAGTTGCATCTCCGCTGCATTAGTTGAATAATCATCTAATTGATCCGGGACTAGATTATTAAGGACATTGTCAAACTCCGCATTAAGATCGGAGGCGGCGACATCCTCATTAGCAATCCATGTTTTAATTCTACCGAAAATCGAACCCATTAGTAACTCCTAAAGTCTTGTAGGTCCGTCTCCTGCTGGGCGGAATCCTACTGTAAATGATGATATTTTAAAGTTTTCAAGCAGTCCAGAGTTATAGAATCTGATACTAAGTCTGCGCCCAGTTCCATGTAGAGGTTTCGCTGGACTGTTCTGCGCCTCTTGCCTTCCGAGCTTGTCCGTATTTAGGGTGAATGAATCCATCCCGTCGTCTCGAACTTTCATCTCAAAGGTAATAGTCTCACTAAACTTCCCGTCGATGAAGACATCTGCGGAAAGATCCCATCCGCCCTGAGGGACGAATTCAACGGAGAGGAAATCAAAATGCTTCTGTCTGTGGGCTATCTTTGGATCTAGGAAACGGAAATCCATGTGAGGAGTTTGAAACTCTCCCGTGTAAGAAAAGCCTCCTACGGAGCGATCCTCTTGATCCATTAGGTAGACATATCCGTCGGCAGCTCCATACATCGGACGGTCGATATTATCTATATCCCTTCGGAGAGCGAGGCAATCTGCCTGATCCTTATCCCCGAATATTACTCGAGTCCCATCATTAACATCTACTGTTAGGAGAGTGTCATTTCCGCTTCCATACTTACTCCGGTATGTATAATAGGCTTGCTTCTTTGCCGGATAGTAGAGGCTGTGCATGAAGCGCACTCCGCTCAGACTCGTATGGGTTCGCATGTAATTCTCAACCTTCACAAGGGCGAGGACATCTCCGGATTCAATATCTCCGAACTGCTCAGTTGCCTTCATTGAAGTGAGACTTCCCGTCGAATTTCCTACGACGAGATCATCAAGGACCTGGGAGATGGAGTTAGGAGCGGCTAGGCCGAATCCAGAACTCAGTTTCTTAAAGTACCAGTTATCAGAACTCGCATCGGAGTCTTCGAGGTAGTAGACGAAATCCCCTTCCTTAAAGACGAAGAGCCTTCCTCTATAAACTACGGCACCTTTGAGCCTGCCACCTTCTCCTGGGAATACATTGAATATTAGAATTCCAGAAGCAAAGTTACTATGATCTCCGGTGTTTGATGCGTAGATAGTGCTTTGCGCATTATCATTTCCGTAAGCCCAGAGTCTATTGCTATGGATGAGTCCTCCGGTAGGGAAATTCGGCGTAGTCCAATCTGCCGCAGGACTTCCAATCTCTGCGAAAGAAGTCCCATCTCCTTCGAGAACGTGGAGCTGCTTCGACTTAGTGAAGAGGTAGAGCTTCTTAGCTTGGCCTGCGACTTCATTCCCTCCGGATACGAATTGACTATCAACTCCGGGAGTTCCGAAGTCCGTATTAATCGGCGTGTTGAGGGAGAAAGTCTTATCCCCGATATCCCGGTAGATAGATCCGTCAGCAGTGAGGACTATCATCCTCTGTAGTATTGTCGTTGGATTCCAGTCGAAGAGAGCGACAACCCCGGCACCCAGAGACGAATCATTATATCTTCGACTTCCGAGGGACTTCTCAATGGATCCATTACTTAGATTTATGTTATTCGCTACGATCAGAGCAGTAGGAGGAATGTCGCCGGGAGCTACATCAGTGAGGAGTCCCTGCTTTCCTAATGGTATTGTGACAGTCTCTCCCTGATAAGCCATTACGAAGACTCCCCGTAGACTAGTTTCCGAGGCGCTGCAAGTTGGCCTCTACGTGCTACGGTCTCTCCGAAATGCTTCCCTGTCCTTTTAAGTTCTTTGCGGTTCTGCTGAATCATAGCCTTGAGTTTCGCGCCTGCAAGGGCGGCGAATGCCTGACTCTTCGAATCTTCCTTATCTAGAAGGACGTAAGAGGCTGCCCCATATTCGAGGACTTGAACCCAGTTCCGAGGAATCAAGGGAATCGAGGCTGCATTATTCTTAAGGTCCCGAGGTATCGGAATATATTCTACTTCGATCCGGGTGAGCTCTCTAGGGTATTTATTAAATCGAACTATGCGAGATCCATCGGCCCCTTCCTCAACTACTGCGAAGCGAGTTGGAACTCCCTCCTGAAGTTGAGTGAGTGGATAATCTGTCTTAAGGGAGAGTTCGTCGACTCCATAGATATTCCCCTCACCGAAAGATACTGAGGAATTATTCTTATACACAGTCATAGGCTCTATGAATCGGACAATTCCGTCCGTCGAGTAGGTAGACTCGTGAGACGCGGCGGAGGAAAGATCTTCATCATCATAACCCATAGTGCGCAGGGCTGAGTTGAGTTGGTTCGTTCCCGATGCTGCGAGGAGGGAGAAGAGGACAGGTCCCGAGAGATCTGAAGTAAGAGTAAATTTTCGAGTCTGAGAATCATATGCTCCTGTAATTGTCGCCGAGGCTGCCGCATCTAATTTAGCGACGGCTTCTGTCGCGAGGTCTGCCGGAAGATAAGATCCGTGGTCTAGAGTCGCTGTGATCTCAACTCCGGAGACTTCTTCAAAATCAATCTTATCATTAGTGGAATCTATTATTATATAAGACGGACGGAGTTCATAGTCGAGCTTTATCGCCTTGAATAGGAGGGCAGCTCCAGTATCTCCGGTGTAAGCGCCGTCCAGTTCGAACGCAGAAGCTCCGGCAGTATGCTGTGCGATGCGGAAGAATTCCTCCCGATTCGTAATGCGGAGGAAACGGCCTTGCTGGGATTCTGCCGGTGAGGATGAAAAGGCCCCCGACTCTGATCCTTGAGTCAATGATACCGTCCCTGTATCGAGGGCCGGTTGTAGTTCTAAAATTAATGGGCGCTTCGCTTTTGCCCAGCTCCAAGCTTCATCTACATTGATGTCGAATTCATTCCCGCCATTGATGATTGTGAAGTGAACTTGATTGAGATAATCGAGAGCCTGTGCCTCGTAAGGAGAGTTTCCATCGGTGAGTTCACCGGACCTCCTCAGAACGAGATCAACTAGGTCTGCGGTTGTCCTGAATTGTGCCATCTGACTCTCCTGATGTTTTTCTTCTGTTTAAAATACTAGAGCGCTGAGGATATTAAAGACCTAAGAATTCTAGTACGTCCTCTAAGTGATCGCGCATCTCCGGAAGAGTCATAGTCTTGCTTTTGTTCGCCTTAAGTTTTTCGATTAGGGCTCTCTTAGCTATTCCTTCTTGCTTAACTTCCTCTACCTTCGCGGCGACATCGAGAAGTCTTTGCGACTCTCCGAGTACGTCAAGTTCTGCCTTCTTCGCGTCTCCGGATCCTACGACCTTAAAAGCCTTACCATAAAGGTCGGCATCCGCATCGCAGACATAACCGACAGGTGGCTTGCTTGTAGATCCTACGATTTGATCAGTTCCATATAGATTAATTACGTAATAGTTCATTATCCGATCCTTAATGCGTTAGGGTAGACTGTAATTCTGGCATTCGCGCTAGTAGTTTGCTGCGAGAATGGCACTAAATAAATAGTAGTAGCAGCAGTGAGTGTTATGATTACAGAGTTTGTGGAGATCATTATATTATCAGAAGTAGCTACCGGAGAAGTATCCTCTCTTCCCGCATGAGCTGGGTCACTAGCACTATCTACTGTGAGATTTGCTGCGTCACTTAATGCTGCGGGAGATCCTCCATCTGCGCCGTTAGCAGAGTACCAGGCAAGTAAGCATCTACTATAGTCGACACTTGCTGCACTTAGAAATGCAACTAGCGAAGGTAATAAGTGATATGCTCCAGCATCTAACGTAAGGCTATTTCCTGTTATTTGATGCCATTGCGCCGAGCCTGTAGGAGTCTTCACTGAACTTGTAGCGCCGGAAACAGTACCTAATGCAGTACCGTCAGAAGAGGCAAGGCCTCCAGGAGCTATGACCTGAGCAGTTCCGCCAGGTCCCCAAATTACAGGTGAGTATTTTTGTCCGTATGTCATTTCTTACCCCCAGATATTTATGGTTAATTCACCGGAAGTTGAATTCGCAGAGACTGCTTTCACAGAAAGGCGAACACCTTCAGGTAGGTGAGCAAGACCGCGTCCGTTTCCTCCAGGCATTATATGCATCCAATCTACTTCGGAACCGGCAGCTCCGTAAGCAAGGATCATAGTATTCCCAGAAGAGTCGAAAATATCAATCTCGGACATCCCGGAGCCGAGAGCGGATACCAGCTCCACATAGGCTCCAGTCGTAACATTAGTCGACGAGTAATCATTTCTTACTATTTGAATTAGCGTTCCCGGCTTGCTTGACATTTTTATTCTCCTTAGGTGCGTCCTCCGCAGGAGCTTTCTTTGCTGCCGCCTCGGCCTTAATTTCCTTCAGCTCTTTCTCACTTGCCGCAAGCTTCTCTTCAGTTGCTCTAATCTTAGAGTCTTTCGCCGAGAATTCTGCTGCCATTTTCTGATCATTGGTGAGAGGTGCTGTGTATTCTTTGTGCGCATTAGCCGGAGTACCGTCTTCGAACCAAAGGTTACCGGAACCGACTGGGCGCTCGTAGTATTTCTTATTCCCCTTGATGTGAAGGCGATATGGATTTACTTCGGTGATTCGTCCAGTCTTTGCGTCCCGGTGTTGTACTTTTAGATCAAAACTCATTTAGTTCTCCTTAGCTGGTTTCCTGTTTCCCTTAATGGGAAAAGACTACCAGCCAATTACCTCAATGATCAACTCATCAGGTGAAGTAAATGCAGAATTGCCGTGCTCAGCCGGAATTCCAGTCGAACCGTCGTCAATTATTACCTTAATCTTATTAGCCGAATGATCCCAAACATACTGGTACTCATCAGCAATTGAAGGCTCTAATATCTTAACGGACTCTACTGAATTCGGAACACCCATTAAGCTGGCATCCAAAGGAAGTCCGCCTGTAGGGTAGTCGCCTGATCCGGTAGTAACCTTGAGAACTCTGCGAGTACGGGACTGACCGACTCGCTCTCCGTTAACTGGCTCTTCTGCTGCATAAGTTAGGTCTGCTGCTACTAAATCTGCCATTGCTTCCTCCTAGTCTATACAGTCGCTGCTACATCATCATTGTTAGCAATAACTTCTGGATTGTCAGAACAGTTAGCAAAAGCGAAGCCTTTACCAGCTACAGTTCCGTCAACACCGATAGTGTGTGAAAGTTCTAGTGAATCGCCAACTGCGAAAGCTGTATTAACTTCTTGATCTACTATCGACTTGCCTATTGCTAGAGAAGTGGTGATTTGTAGAGTGGAAATTACAGACTCATCAGTAGCTGAAAGTGGAGTTGGTCGCTTTGTGAAAATCACAGTAGGTGCAGTAGTAGTTCCTACTGGAATTTCTCCAACTACGATAAAACCAGACTCTTTTACGATACAAGGACGGATGCAGATGTACTCACCGTGATCTGCAGAAGAAGCACCGATGTCCATTTCACGGACGACGCCTGCTGTAGTAGTAGCTAGTGGAATATTGGGTACGAAGAAGTTTAACAATCCTCCGCTTTGTGGGTAACTCATAATTTATTCTCCTTAGTTTTCTTAATTTTTAAAATTGATTAAATACAAATAAGCTCCCTTTCGGGAGCCTAGTTTAATCAGCTTGAAGTTACGTGTACTACGCGAGCCTCACCGGCGTTCGCAGAATCATTCCAGATTTGGCCGTATCCGTAGATACCGTACCAAGCTACGCCCATTGATCGGCCGTAATCTTCTGGTTGTTTAGCTCTTAATTCAGGATCTTCAGCAACTGCCATTACTAGCGAGTCTGCGCCGAGGACAACTGCTTCTCCAAGAACGGAGCCAGTTCCTAAGCTGCCTGAAAGGGCTGAAGTATGGTTAACTTCGATGAAGCGGATGTTCTCGATTCGACCGATCTCACCGTTGAATTTAGCGGAAGGATCAGTGTATTTCTTCCAGTCCTGCCAAGCGGGATCGGAGAGAAGACCACGTTTCGCCTTAGTAGCTACTAGACAGATGTAATCATCATCCATCAAAGGCTCTACGTTTAGAGTGGTGAACATGTAATCTCTGATCTGCTCTACGTGGAAAACATTTAAGTTCACAGTAGCTGCAGAAGAAGCAGTTCCGTCAGTGTCGAAAGTTAGTGCAGAAATTCCAGTAGGGATCGCTTTGATCATACCAGACTTAGCCGCTGTCGCCGCTGCAATATCCATAGAAAGAGTCATCTGACGACGAAGCTGTCTTTGAACTGCATTTCGTAGATCGATGCTTGATAGATCCTGCGCGAAGCTTGTAAAAGGAACGGCTCGTCCGTTCTCAGCTACAGTGATAGCCTGCATGCTTAGAGTCATTTCGTCTTCTGGGATTCTTACGTTTTCGTTAAGAGAGGAATCAGAAGGTACAGAAATGTTAGAGATACGAGTGATGTTGATCGACTCTCCCATTTTCTTTCCGTATCCAGCCTCAGGGCGGACGAATTGCATGAATTTAGATTGAGCTACAGAAGCTTCTCTAAGTTGCGAGCTTAATTTATGATTCTTATATACACCTGAAGGTGCATCGAATTGCCATTGAAAAGTTGACATTAGTTGCCTTCCTTTGTTATCGGCACTTCTTTGCACCTCGAGGATGAGGGGGATTCAAAGTTGCCTAAAGTTTACGAGTTTATCCCCTTAGATTGTATGTTATTGATCTGAGAGATAAAGTCCATAGTTTTTTCGCCCTGCGCCGGAGTGGTTACATTTTGACCGCCGCCAGTGCTCACAGTGCCTTTTGCCTGACTTAGTTCTTGAGCTGGTTGAGCGTCCAGACCGTAAGCCCGGAGTTCTGTCCGCACTGCTGCTGAGAGTTTAGTCATCGCCGCTTTAGGCTGAAGGTGTTCGTAGGCCGCCCAGTCCTTCGATAAGACTGCCTGAACTAAGAGATCCTTTGAACGGAGATCCTCGTTTGCCCCGTAAAAAGAGTCCCATAAGGCTTGCGTCTCTTTCACCCGGTTTGCGTCCGCATCCCTGTCGTCAAGCATTTTCTGCGCAATTGCCTTCGCCTTCGTATCCGCCTGCTCCTGCATCTTCTTCATATAAGCTTGAGGATCGGAATAGAATTCCTCGTCAAAGTTATCCTCAGGCTCGACTTCTTCTGTAACTTTATTACCTTCAGGCTGGCCCAACATGGCATCTTTAATTCCTTGACGATACATGTCATTAGCGATTCCCTCGGACTCGACTTTCTGCTGAAGATCCTGTGCGTAGGCCCAGGCTTCTTCCTTCGTACCGAAGCTTCTGTCTCCGATTATGATCTTCGGCTCGTCCGCAGGAGCCGCTTCCGCAGCCGGAGTTTCTTCCTCTGTCGCCTGGATTCCTAAATTATCTTTATTTACATCTCCCATTAATGGAGTCTCTTCGATTGCTGCGTCTCCGCCCGGAACTCCAATACTCGCCGCCTGTTTCGCCCCGTCTATCACTGCTGCCGCCTCTTCGCTAAATCCCATGCTGCTTCTCCTCTAGTTTTTCAGTTTGTTTGTTTTTTCGTTTAATTTCATTTACGAGTTCATGGAGGACTGAGAGTTCGGCGACTCTGCTTAGTACTTCTTCCCGTCCGGCCCGGAAGTCTGCGACTAGTGCATTAAGGGCGTCGTCCTTCTTTTTTTCGAGCAGGGGGATTAGTGCCGGAGAGGAGAAGGCGAGAAGCCTCCCCTCATTGAGTTTCTGAAGTTCTTTAGGACTCATTCCGGCCCCTGAGGTCTCGGCCCAGGTGCGAATTGCCCCTGCGGAGTGCCGATGAGATCGGAGAGGCTTTGCGCCTGCACTTGCTGACTCTGTTCGTCAGGTCCCGGTGCTGGAATTTCTCCCCCTTCCTCCGGACCGCCTGCCATTTGATCGATTTCGATCTGTGGGAGTTTAATCCTTTCGATATCAATATCAAGGGAGGAGATGACCTCTTGGAGGACCTTTGTGAAGGAGTATTCTTTTGTGAATTCTTCTGTGAGGACTTCGGAGCCTCCGATGATCTGAAGGAGTTGCATTAGCTTCCGGAAATCTTGCTGCCGACTCAAAGTGAGACTAATTCCGAAGACATTGAACTTAATCCCATTGACCGTATCAATAAAGATGTCCTCTGCATCGAGTGCGTCGAGTTGCTCCGCTCTTTCCTTCCCGAAGAGGGCTTCGAGCTCTTCAAAGGAGATGTCCTTGAAGTTCTGTGCGAGAGTCGTCCACTGCGCTTCGAGAGTTGGTTGAATCCAGCCAGATTCGATCTGCTTTGCAATTCCCTGGAAGATCGAGGTGATTGTGTTGCTCGTTTCGACCGTCGCAGTTGCGCTTTGATTCCGTGCCGGTGTGATTCCCTGACGGAGATCCGTGGTGAGGGCTGCGGAATTGAATTCCTGCTGAGTTGCACTCATCACAGCCATTGCATCTTGCGGGACGTCCGCTGTGACGACTGACTCAATCACCTTCGCACCTGGAGGCATGCTACTGTTCGTTTGAAGTGCCGTGCCCGGTTTGATCCCGTCGGTAATTTGACTTGGATCGTCGAGCCAGTCCATTCGTACCTGAGTGGTTGAATTCACAGCTTTCATTGCGCCGTCTAGGATTAGGTTGAAGATTTCATTAAGTGCGATGTTCATCTTAGTCGGCGCGTCCATTAGAGCCTTAGGCCAAACAGCATTCGGAACGGAGAGGAGACTTCCAGTAGTGTATGGAGTCTCTTGAGTCCAAAGTGGATTTTCAGTGGGCTTCCGGATGAGTTGCGTGTCGTTCGCAATTGTTACTATTACGTTCTCGTGAAGGATTCCGCCTTCCGCATCCAGGATTGTACCCCAGAACTCGGTGAGCTTGATTCGATGCCGCCGGTCAGTGAAAGTCTCCTGCTCTCCAGTCTCCCTTTCCTTTCCGTAGTCCTCGTCCGTATCCCCGCCGATTGATTTGAGTTCGGAGACTACTTTAGAGTCGTAGATTGCATCCTCTCCTTCAGCTTTCTTCTGAATCTTATGAAGGTCTGTCCACATATCTTCGATGATGAAGAGTCCGTCTCCGGTAGGATCCGGGAAGTAGTTCTTCTGGCGAATGATATCGTGTTTCAGTTGCCAAGTAGTTGCATCCTTCTTCTCTAGGACTTTAACTCGCTTGCCGCCCTTCTTCTTAATCTTCTTAATGTATTTAGGCTTCACCTTAAGGAAGCCATGAGTCTTTGTGATTACCATTCCGCCGAGGAGGGCGCTTTTGATCCCATCTCCTACGTGATTTAAGTAGCCTGCTCCCTCTTGCTGCCGTACTAGGAGCTTCTTCATTTCTTG